ATGTCTTTGAGTGAGGCTTGGCTAAAAGCCAACAATGGTAAGGCTCGCAACAAGGTTGAGGAGGTTGCTGATCGGGACTCTATGAGTGTACGGATCTCACCTAAAGGCAAAATTGTTTTTCAGTTACGCTATAGGTTTGCTGGTAAAGCTGAACGTTTAGATCTGGGAACCTACCCTCACCTATCACTCAAAGATGCCAGAGCTAAGGCTCATGAAATGCGAGCTCTCCTGGATCAAGGACAAAATCCTAAAGTTGAGGTACGTGTACAGCAGCAAAGATATATTGATGCCAGCACATTAAGTGATGTATTTAATGATTGGTATGAGAGTTATTGTTTAAAAAAGAAGAAGTCCGCTTCAGATATTAAAAGTTCTTTTGAGTTGCATGTTCTACCCGAAATTGGCGATTTGCCTATTGATCGAATCACACTCCAGCAGTGGCTGGCCATTCTTGAAGATCTGGCTGAAGAGATACCATCAATTGCAGAACGTGTTCTTACAAATGCCAAGCAAGTTTTAAAATGGGCAAAGAAACGAGAGCTCATAGAGGTTAATCCTCTGTCAGATATATATGCCAAAGAAGATCTAGGTATAGAGAAGAACCGGGTTAAGCGCGTTTTAACTGATGAAGAAATAAGTATGGTCTGGAAGGCTATAGATGAATCCAAGACTCTACAAAAAAATAAGATATTCTTGAAATTGTGTTTAATGTTCGGTTGCCGGAATGGTGAGCTAAGAAGTGCCAAGAAGAAGGATTTCGATTTAAAGCGCAAGGTTTGGATCGTGCCAGTTGATAATAATAAAGTCGGCAGAAAAACAGGACGTGAAATAATTCGACCAATTCTCCCCGAAATGGAAGAGTTAATTGTTGAGGCAATGGCTCATAACGATACAGATTACTTTTTAACGAATGATAATGATGTTACTCCTATGGGAAATGGAGCTTCTATAGCTTTACCCGGGAACATCATGGAACGTCTACGCAGGCATCATAACTATCATATGAACCATTGGACACTGCATGATTTGAGGCGTACAGCACGTACAAACTTTAGTGCTTTCACTTCTCGTGATGTAGCCGAGCTCATGATTGGTCATGTCATGTCTGGTGAACAGGGAACCTATGATTATTTTGATTACATCCCTCAGCAGACTGCAGCTTATGAAAAATGGTTAGAGAAGCTAAAAGGAATTACTAAGTCTTAAGCTAAACCTTATCAAGAAAATATAAATGAAAACATGAGGCTAAATTCATATTGAAAATATTCATTCTCAATATAGATCAAATATTAATCAATTAGGTTATAGTTTTAGTTATAAAAACATTGTTTTTTTTCTGTTTGAAGTTAAAATCAATGTAGACTTAATTTTAGAGCTTAGAAACTTTATGCTTATCACTAAAACTGAAGCAGAACAATTATTAAATCCTTATGCAGATCGATTACTAAAAGTTTTTAATTTGGCTTGGGCAGATTGGCTAGTTAGAATCAAAAATAATCCATCATGCTGTAAACGAGGTAGATCAAATTTTATCTGGGATCAGATCATCCACCATGCGAAGAGCGAGTTTGGATTAGAACCAGATCACCAATTTGCCATTTATCCTTATAATAATAATCAGACTTATAATTTTATAATTCAACAAAAACTGGTCTTTAGGATAAAAAAGGGTAAAACTTCAAGGAAGTCCAGTAACATCCCGACAAATATGTCACTTGGTTTTCATGATCCTAATGAATCTCTACCTGAAATTGGATTACTTCCGCGTATAGAAATTCAATATGAACTCGACAAATTAGAGTCTTCAATAATCGATGTGGTTGCTGTCGCTAGAGATAGACATGTCATTGCATGGGACCTAAGTCTTAAGTATCGAGGCAATACTGAGTTACCTATAAATCCAACAATTCCTGTCAATCCCCAAACGCCCGACCAAACAGTTTCTTCTGTTAAAAAACGGGTTAAGCTTAAATCAGTTAAACCTGAGAAAGAGCGTAAAATCAATGTAGGTGAGTAATATGCCTTTTAATGCAGACCTTCTTATTTTGGCAAGACAATCAAGAGGTCTTAGTCAATCTGAGTTAGCAGAAAACTGCAATTTATCACAGGCTATGATCTCTAAACTCGAAGGTCGTCTTGTTGTAGATCCCTCTTTGGATTTATTAACAAAACTATCTGAGTTTTTAAATTATCCGATGGATTTTTTTTATGAAGCTGATCGCCTGTACGGATTACCTCCGAGTGTTCACGCGGGTCCTTTGTATAGAAGAAAGGCTAGTGTGACGAAAAAGTCTCGAGAAAAACTAGAAGCAATATTAAATATTCGTATTCTACATTTGAAGAGACTTTTACGTTCTATTGATTTAGAGTTTGACTTGCCCCTGTTGGATCTAGATCCTGATGAATATACACCCGAAGAAATTGCTTCGAAAGTTAGGCAAGCATGGTTAATTCCTAAAGGGCCAATTCATAATTTAATGGATTATGTCGAACGTGCCGGATGTATGGTTTTCTTATGTGATTTTCATGATATATCTGTGGACGGTGTAACTATGAGATCACCAGATTTACCACCATGTATTTTCTTAAATAAGAATTTACCGGGTTGTCGACAGAGATTTACTCTTGCCCATGAGCTCGGCCATATTATTATGCATCGTATTCCTACTGGAGACGATATGGAAACAGAAGCGAATAAATTTGCAAGCTGTTTACTTATGCCTGCTGATGATATTAGGCCATATTTACAAGGCAAATTATCTATTAGTAAATTAGCTCAATTAAAACCTATGTGGCTTTCGTCAATGAGTTCCATGCTTTATAGGGCTGGTGATATTGGCGCTATTAGTCAACACCAACTAAAATATCTTTGGATTGAAATGAATAAGCTCGGCTATAAAACTCGAGAACCTACTCAGCTAGACGTTCAGGTAGAAATACCAAAAAATGTTAATGAGATTATTAGTTTACATACGTATGAATTACAGTACAGTGCTTTAGATATGCAATCTCTACTTAAATCAAGTAATGATGATCTATATCAAATGTATGGTATCGGTAAAAATCCAAACAGGTTTAAATTAAAGTTGGTAGATGCTCTATAATTCTTATTTGAAATTAATAAAAGCCCTCTCTTGAGGGCTTTTTCTATTCTTCATCAGAAATTCATATTTTTTTATTGAGTTTTATAAAACTCTCTGCGTATCCTATATATACAGTTTATTAAATTCCAAAAACGCCGCGTAGCGTAGGAGTTCACACCATGTCTAAGAAGTTGCCAATCTACTTCTCGGATGATGCTTGGTCATCTCTGCAGAAGATTATGGGCTCTGAGGGGAAACCCAGCCCAACCATTAATGCCATACTCGAACATATCAAACTACTTGATGAGCATGGCTTCAGACCGGTTACCGCCAGAACCAACCTTGATATCCCCATCGCATTAGAATCCATTCCCACGGGCTTCCCTTCACCAGCCCAAGATTACGTCGATAAAAGTATTGACCTTAATGAACACTTAATTTCTAACCCTAATGCCACATTCTTGAACGTGATCCGTACATCATCAATGGTAAATGCCGGACTTGAATATGGTGATGTCGTTATTGTTGACCGCAGTAAAGAGCCTAAACACTGCAGTATTGTTGTTGCCCTAATTGATAATAAAGACCTAACAATAAAAAGATTAATGATTACAGCCAAAATGTCGAAGAGCGAACTGGCTGAACACTTTGGTGAAGATTACGACCCCTCCACTTTGCCTAAAGTCTGGCTTAAAGCTGAGAGTCCAGATTATCCTTGTATTTACCTCACAGATGGCCAGTCTTTTGAAGTGGTTGCTGTGGTTACCTGGAACTTAAAGAAACTTTCTGTCTAAGAAGAATAAAAATGAAAGCTTTAAATAAAATTTTCGCGTTGGTCGACGTGAATAACTGTTACGTCAGCTGTGAGCGCGTATTCAATCCGAAGCTCAATGATGTACCAGTTGTTGTACTGTCGAATAATGACGGATGTGCTGTAGCACGGAGCAATGAAGCGAAAAGCCTCGGCATTAAAATGGGTGTGCCATTATTTCAGATCCGGGACATAGTGCAAAAACACCAGGTGCAAGTACTATCCAGCAACTATGCAATGTATGCAGAAATGAGTCGTAGATTTCATGCGATTCTTGGGAGCTATGTGACTTCTGCAGAGCAAGAAATATATTCAATTGATGAGTGCTTTTTAGAGCTCAGTAACTATGGCCATAAATTCGATTTAACGGATTACTCGCAGAGTATGCGTGGCCGGATCTGGCAGTGGCTAGGTCTACCCGTTTGTGTTGGAATCGGCAGAACAAAAACCGAAGCTAAAATTGCCAATCATATTGCAAAAAAGAATAGCCAGTTTAATGGCGTGTGCAACCTGGTCAGCATGGACCCATGCAATAAAGAAAACTATCTATCTGCAGTAGAAGTTTCTGAAGTTTGGGGTGTTGGGCGGCAGTACGCTAAAAAGCTGCAGTTGATGGGAATTAATTCAGTACTGGATCTGGCGTGTACCGATCCTCACATTATGAAAAGTCTTTTCTCAGTGGTTATGGCCAGAACTATAGCGGAGTTGCAAGGCTATTCATGCATTGAGATTGAACATACTCCACCCTCACGGAAACAGATCGTGGCCAGCCGTTCTTTCGGTGCACGTATTACTGAACTGGATGATCTGAAAGAAGCTATAGGCATGTATGCTCAAGATGCCTGTTCGAGACTACGTGAACAGGATCTGCTATGCGGCTGTATCATCGCATTCATTCAGTCGAATCCTTTTGATACTGATGTGCCCTTCTATAACAAGTCTACCTCTTACACGTTTCCTGAGCCTACTGACTCTGCACTGGATCTGGTGAAAGCCTCTACTATTTTGCTCGGCCATATATTTAAAGCTGGGATTCAATATAAAAAATGCGGGGTAATTTTGACAGCATTAGAGCCAAAGAGCTGTCATACGTATGACCTGCTGACAGACATGGAAGAAATCGAGAGGAAGGAAAGTCTGATGCAAGCCATGGAGGGAGTACATCAAAAATATGGAAAGAAAAAAATTGCTGTTGGCAGTTGCTTCTTACCGAATCGTAATTGGTCAATGAGCAGAGATAAATTAAGTAAAAATCCCTTTCGATGGGATGAGCTGATGAGTATAGAACTTTAATTTTGGAGAATTATCGTGAAAGATAAAATAGATCAGTATTTACGCTTTAAAAGGCTTTCTGATGAAGGTTTAACTCAGCATCTTATACCTGAGCGTTTTATTCCTGAGAAACCACCTGAACTGGAAGGCAAAGATGTTGTATACGTTTTTGACAGTGGAGATTCATTCAATCTCACTTATGATGAGCTGGTTGAGATCGTAAGGCAGGCCCGTTTATATGGTCCTGGATCAATACCAGTATTGGGGACTGTGGGTGACTAATGAAAAAATATATTACTTGTTTCAATATTAGTGTAGCTGTATTTCTTTCTATATTTCTATTATTTAGTACCTTAGGAATTTTATTTTCATATTGGGGAAACTCTTCAGCAGTAACTGATAGCTTAGGCACAGTAGCTAATTTTTTCGGAGGATTTTCCACTCTCATAGCTGCTTTTATTGCTATTTTTCTTTATACAGACTGGCGTGAGCAATTAAGTACTAGCGCACAACAACAACAGGCAAACTCTACTTTACTCACACTTAATAAAATTTTAGTAAAATTAGATGAGTATGGAACATTTATATATATGCATACTGGTATGGGACATGAGTCTTATTACATGAAGGAAGCAGATGAAAAAGCATTAACTCTTATTCAAGAATATAAAGAACTTAAAAATGAATTTAAAATGAATTTATTACATTATCAAAATATTTTTCTAGACGGTATATCAATTTTAAATGATGATGATGAGGTTAAGATTGATTGGTACTATTTTGGAATAGTGAATTGTCTTTCACGAATAAAAAAAGAAGAGCACTTAAAACAACCTGATAATTTTCAGTTATATATAAATGCATTAAAAAGAGATCGCAATCTATTTAAAGAAGTAAAAGCAAAAGTAGATCATAAGTTAGTAAAAGCTATAAAAGCCCTCCCATGAGGGCTTACTCTTGCATACATTGCACACAAATACTGACTTTTACCTGTGTATTAATTGAATGAGCTGTGCATCCTGTTAAATGGATGCACAGCAATATAAGAATGATCCGGATCACGCTTCAGTAACCTGAGTCGCTGTTACTCCTGACATAAGGGGCAGATTGTAGCGATGCTCAGCCGGTCGTGAAGTTTTGCCATACCAGCGAAATTCCTGAAACTCGGATTCGGCATACAGTGCATAGCAGACCATATTAGACTGGTTGCCGCCTAGACAGACCAGCTTGCCAGTTTTCTGGTCACGTCCAACCACAAAGCACACATGGCCACCACCCTTTCGGGTTTTTACTGCCACACACCCATAAGCCGGTTTATATAGACGTGCACCATAATTTACATAATCCAGTGCACGGTACCAGTGTTTTGGATAAGCTATTCCAGCCTGTTTTAAGCACCACGCAATAAAAGTGCCACACCACGCTGTCTCATCTTCAGCCCACCACGCTTTAAGACTCTTCAGCCATTTTAGAATAGTCGGGTTATGGGCTGTCTTGCTGGTATTCTCACGTAAACCAATGTGCTTTTTAGCTTCAATGATCCAGGGTAAATCATAACTTTGGGTAACCTGTGGAGTAGCAGCCAGCAGCGTATTAATACCTGTCAACTGTGGACCTTCAGCAAGTTCCGGTTGTGCAAATTTTTTACCGATATGAGCCAAGCCCGGCAATACCAGACATGTGATAATAAAATGGTACTGCAAAGGAATAATGTGATAATCCAGTGCCCATTGCAGTACAAAGAGCAACAGTGAAATGACCGCGCCCAGATAGGGTAGTTTTACCGCAAGATATCTCAATGCATTTTCATTCATTAAAATCATTTTCCACTCCAGTGAGTTACTTTGTTTTTTAACCAGCTTTCGATAAATGAACTGCCCATAATTCCTAAGGCCGTTGCGATGGCTATGAGTGCCAGTGGATGAATATCTGGAATCTGTAGCAGTACACCTCCTGCCAGTACTGAAGATGCTGATCCCAGAATGGAACGGCCCAATACCAGCCGTGTTGTCAGCTTTTCATCTGATGCCAGCAGTTTGGCCAAGCCAATAACTGCGCCGATAAAAACCAGCATCAGGACGGTTTTTTCATGCTCCTGCATGAGCTCTCCCTCATTTTTTAGATGTAAAAAAAGCACCCCGTAGGGTGCTTAAACTGTTTTACCTTTCTTAAATTTCTATCTGTATGACCCTGCCTTCAGGCGCTGGACGCTTGATTTCATTGTTTGATACAAACACCCGGGTACCTGTTAAGTATTTGGTACTGCTGGTGCACAGGACCAATCCGCTACCATCGACCACTAACACTTTATAATTAGGATGATCTGCAGAGGTAATCTGTCCAATAAACTCCGGGGCCTTGGGTAATAAGTCGATTAAACGTTGTAATGGATTACTCACGATTGATGCTCTCCACTTTAATACTCTGGTTAATCACTGCATGATTGAATGACACGTTCACCCCATCAATGATGCCCCACCATTCAGCATTAAATGCCACTAAATCACCAGGTACACATTCACTCACATCCGGACCAATCGGCATCAGCAGATTGTGGGTTTCGACCAGACCTGACTTGGCCAGAGCCGCTTTGCCATAAGAGCCCATGCTCTCAACGGTAAATAACGGGCTGTTGGCAGTCTCAAGTAACGTATCACCTGCAGTGCCGGTACGTTTGATCTGACCACTTAAGCCAGAGCGGTCATTGGTCAAAGTAATCCCGTTATAATCAGGATAAGGCTCATAGTCGGTAGACTGCTCTGTGACCAGACTTTCAGGGATCAGCCGGTCATATTCTTCAACCGTGATTGAATCCCAGAAAGTCTTTTTATACTTGGGCTTTATAGTAATGGTATTGCTGCCCTTCTCGCTGTAGACAAAGCCACCTGCACTTTCAGCAATCATTTTGATTACAGCAATGGGGGTCATGTTGGAATAGCTTAGACTGCCCGCTGGTACGATCCAGCTCAGCTCATCGATCAGCTCCCACTGCAGTGTTGTTGAGCTGTTGACCCGATCCAGTTCAGCCTGACAGAGCTGCCGTGCAGTCCTTTCATTCTCCTGGGTAAATGACCGGGTTGGAGAATATGGCGCATCAAGTAAAGCGGACTGGCTACGGCCATTTAGGGTATAAGTGATTTCGGCAAATCGACGTGAGCGGCTGCGGTTTTCAAGCAGCATGTGATGCTCGGTACCATTCACCATAACTCTTAAAATCACGGGCTGACCATTAACCGGTTCGAGCTTTGGTATTTCAGATGCGGGTACGCTCAGGCTATATGACCAGCACCAGCGGCTGCGATCTGTACTGTAACTGCCATCATAGACCAGAATGTTCTGGCCATTGTCCAGACGGCTTACTGATAATTCATTCACGATATGCCACCAATTTCGGTTTGGTAATCCAGGAATACACTCATCATCCCCGAAATTTAAAATAAGGTTGTGTGGATCTGGTTCACTGCACAAGCAAGTAAAGTTGAGGTCAGTCCTGCCCACGTATTCAGGAAGTTCAGGCTGTGGCCAGGGTTGAACCGGATGCTTTCGGTAATGAATCGCCTTGGCTTTATCCCATGCAATACTACTGGTCGTGATCAGTTCAAGACCTTTATCCCACTCGAATGCAAAACACTTTTCAAAGACGTGGGCTACTTGATGCGAATAGGTAAAGTTTCGGCGCTTCCGTACCAGCTCCTCCCAATCTGTAATACGGTTAATCCTGAGCTTGTTGCCCTCTTCAAATACCAAGGTTCGCGCTTTGGCCAGTCTTTTGTTTTCTTGCCAGATAAAGTACGTATCACTAGATAAACCAGTCGCCTGCTCATGCTGCAGCTGAACCGAGCGGTACAGCAAGGCAGTCTTTTCAAAGCCAAGTAATGCCTGGTTGCTTAACCCTAAACTGTGCTCAAAATAAAAGGCGCTGTGATGCGCCCGTAGAACGGGCTTAGCCCAAGGAATTTCGACTGCACTTAAACATGGTAAAGCTCGCTGATACTCGGCAGTAAGGTAGCGCTCTACGCCCCGGATAAAGTTGATATCAAAGAGCGTATCAAGATTTGACTTAAATCCAGTTTGAATCACTGCATTCAAAGCACAGTATTGATCAATTCTCGTTGCAGTAAATTCAGCAATAAAATCTGTCTGAACTACGACATCTAGCCGAGCAAACTGACCTGTAACTGCATTAAATTCAGCATTAAAGCCTGTAGCAATCCAGGCATCCAATACATCGTTACTACCGGTAACCGCATCAAACTTAGCAAAGAATGCCGTATTAATAACAGCATCCAGTGATGCCAGATTCTGGTCATCAGCACCAAAATTAAGATCAGTAGAGCTGGTGACCAAATCTTTAAAGTTTAGATTTACTTGGTGCCCATCCGGTGGGGTATAGTTCGCCACATGCCCACCTCTTTATATTGATGGTCTTAAGATGAGTGAATTCATCATGAGCGTACTGCCCAGCACCAGTTCTGGATTTGCCAAAGTAATATCTGTGCCCACTGCAAAGTCCGCTACCGCCTTGCCCTCTCCATTAAACAAGCGGGCCCACTGGGCTGTACCGGTCTTGATGATTGTTGCAGCATCGGTCTGGTTGAGCTCCACGCTATCAGCATTGACTTTTTTTAATGCTGGCTTGGGTAGGGTCAAGGTGACCAGCTTTGCCGCGCTGTCCGCAGGATCAGCAATATTTTCCGGTTTGGTGTTGCTATAAAAAACAAAGGTAGCATTTGCGCTACCTTGATCGATGTAATTGGCCAGTGCCTGCAGCTGTGCAAGGCTGGCACTTAAAGAAGGTGTAATCATTTAGCCACCACCTTGTCCTGAATGACTGCATTATATTGATTGTTAGGGTCAAAGGCGATGATAAAGCACTCAAGCCCAACCGCAATATTCCTAAATGCATAGGAGCCATCAGCTTTTGATATTGTTTCCCAAAGTAGTTGGCGATTGTCTCGCCCAAATACACAAACAGGCACTGGCGAGTAATTAGTTCCTACTTTTTTGGTTGTGCCTTTAACTTGTCCAAAGCCTTGGCTTTTATTAAGCACTGTAATGATTAGGCGTGGCATCTTAACAATGGTATAACCCATTGCCAGCAATCGCTCATGGTTTGGTGTATAGCCTCCAAAAAAGGTTCTGAAAATCTTAACTTTCAATTTTTATCTCCTCGACCGGCACAGCAACCCATAGACGCCCAAGGCCGTGCACACAAACATTAGAGTCAAGATCAATATCCTTGGTGAAAATAGGACTTGTATTTACACTAGGTAAATCCGGAGCATTTAGCGGTCCTATTGATAGAGTTTGTAATCCGCAGGAGATAAAACCAATAAATTGTTTTGTTGAATATTCAAAAAGCTGAATTGGTCTTGATGCTGTTGTGTTGAATGTATCTATACTGGGCGGCAGTATCGAATCTTCTGCTTGTGGATAATATAGCTCCGTGTTTGATGTTTTTTTTGCGATATCTATTGCGACGCGATGCCGACCAACATAAGCTAAAAAACCAGGCCCAGACTGTGTTGACGGCTTTGTTATTGATGTTGAACCTTGGTTATCACCAATCACAATTGGATAGTTTAAGTTTTCATAATTAAAACAATATGTCGGTAAGATCGAAAATAAACACCTTGCGCCCGCTCTAGCATCTTCATTATCTGGGCTGTAGCTATTTATCATAGTCACAATATGATAGATGCTACCCACGATTACGCCACGACCGTATGTAGATGTACCTTGAGAATATGTGTAGTTATTAGGGGTACTACTTGCCTCATCTGTGAAATCCCAGCGCATGGCCGGGCTTGCGTTATCTGAATTGGTTACTGTTCCGAGATTCCCTGGAACATTTATATCGTTTATTGTCCCTAGTGCAAGATCGGCTGTTTTTCCCACTGCAACCACAATGGCATTTCGATGTGATGCATTGGTCTGGAAGCAGATACGAAGATAGAGGTCACTTTCATCAATATGCTTAAACTTGTAAATATGCACATTCGATTTTTCATACACCAATTCCCAGCCAAGCGGTGCAATATATGTCGTGAAATTTCCAGCGATTGATTGCGGAGCATTATCGATAGTTAGGGTAACTGTCTGCGTTGTCACGCTATCAATCACAAACTCGCCATTATTAATATCTGCAAGCGCAGATGTATTAAGTTTTAAAACCCGATCTGCTGCATAGCCATGATTCATACCATAGTTCAGTGTGACCTGATTTCCCTCGACCGTAACACTTGATACAGTTTGCGTGTTATAGCCTTGAGCCAGCATTTTTTTAAAACGATCCGGAAAAAGGCTTTTTGAGCCTGCACTGAAATCTAGGCCGATATCTGCAAAATCAAACATCTTGGTCTGTGTCTGCTTCATTACCATTTTTATTTACCCATTAAAAAGACCGCTTTAGGCGGTCTATAGAAAAAAGATACTTGATTAATCTGCATGCTTAAGTGATAGCAAGAAGAATACACAAGCATTATTACTTTAGGTCGAAGTTAGACTTCACGATCAATATCACCACGCAGCATGATCTGGAACTGATCTGACATCACAGTTGGTTCAGACTGTTTCACAGTACGAATGACCCAGACTGGAAAGGTCGCAGCGACCGTGTTAAAGCGCAGTACATTGCCACTTACCCAGCCCTGCCCCCAGCCTTCCTTTTTCACCACAAAATATGGTACACCGGTGACCGGATTGATCGGTGCAAAGTCCGTATTCACAGTGCCTGTTCCAATCTGTCCCGAGTATTCACCCACACAGCGGAACGATTGATCTCCAGTAAAAACCAAGGCCCAGCGTTCCTGAATTGCCCCTTTATTCGTGACTGCAATCGGATACAGGGCATCATTATAGTTCGCAGAAATTGCACCTTCTGACGGTTCATCCCGCCAGATGCTGTTCCAGGTCTGCTGTACAAATTTACCGGTAGAGCGGGCCTGCATATCCCCAATGACCAGTGCTGAGCCGACAATCGTGTTCTCAGCATCGTAGTTATGCGTTAAAGGTTTGGTGAAGGTTAGCTGGCCGTTGATCTGCACATCACGGATCAGCAGCATGTCCTGATAGCGATATTTCATTGTCAATGGTGCGGTCAGTGCATTTAAAGCAAAATCACCGCCCAGAGTAAACTTGCCATAGTCATAATCTACGCTGTACATATCGAATGGGACTTTTACCCCGTCGGCATCTTCCAGCTCGGCCCATGAAATGCGCTGATCTGGCAACTCATAAGTCTGGCCAGCGATATGATCCGGCAGCTCAAAGGCTTTACTGGAACTGACAATAGCAATATCACCGACTCGGTAAATCGGTACCCGGCCATCTAGTGGTAAACGGGTGGCAGATAGTCCCAGAATCTCGGCATCCAGCGGGATGTAGGTATAAGCCACCGCGTTATAACGTACAGTCTCCGGCGCAACCCATACCGGTATATTGATGTACCTTTTACCGGCTTCCTCGTACTCGAGCAGAACGTCATACCAGTCCTGCTCTTCAATTCCTGTACGATTACTTTCAGTAATTTCAGTCTTGGTATAAAAAAACAGATCCACAAAACCGGTATCGTAATTAATCTGGCCATGTGCCCGGCTGGTTTCAATGATGCCATCGTCATCAGCCCGCAGTGTCAGCTGCCCAAAGTCCAGTGTGGCTACGACGACTGTTAATGATCCGGGACGCAGCGGACTGACCGGTGTTCTAAAGCTGATACGGTTGACCGGCGGCATATCTGTGGTGGTGGATAAAGACTGCAATGTCAGGCGGTTATCCGTATTCGGTGTCCAGCTGTCGATTTCGATCTTACCAGTACCATACTGAATACTGCCGGAACTGGTGCCACTGTTATTGGCTGGATTTACATTGCGTACCAAGGTACCGGTACGGTCCAGATAAGTATCTGAACCCAACATAAAACGCACCGCGCCGGAGAGAACCTGCTCATCAAAACCCTGGGTCAGATCAAAGCGCAGCTTGTCACCGGTAACCTGTTTAACTCCAGCACTTACGCCTGAAGTATCACGGTATTTCACGCTAATACTGGTCGCCCGGTATGCCCCGAGCTGTACTACTTCTTCCTTAATTTGAGAAGTGGCGGGTAAATAAAATGACATAATTATGCTGCTCCATAGACCGCAGTTGGAATATAGGATTTGGTGAAAACCGAGCTGGTCGCTTCAGGAATAATTTCTACCGCACCTGTTGCATAGGTAATGGTGCCCTGTACCTTGCCCTGACTATTGACCAGATTGCCAACCTCTACATTCACCGGAATATCAGTTAAAACTACTGTACCGATGACTGAGCCGATTTGATCAGCAACCGGTACACTTAACTCAACACTATTGGGTTGTATTGCAGCACCGGAACCAATGGTAAATTTCAGCTTTTGATCAGCTGGCATAATATTTTCAACAGTCTGATCAAGCGGTACGCCATAGCTATAGTTGATGGTGAAGACCGTATTTTTCTGCGGCAGTTTATTCGGTACCAGCCGGCCTTGACCGGTGGCATAGTTAAAGGTGCCCGCGGCATCGCCACTAAACTGGCCAAGCGTATTTGTAGTTGCGGTTTTCTGTTCGCCTTCCAGCAACCATTTTACTGTCACGCTGCCTGAGGCTATTCCTGCCTGCTGCAAATCAAACTCGAATGCTGCCGGTTCAACCGCAAGGCCTGAACGTATGAAGGTTGCCAA